CCAGAAGTCGAATATGTTTTGCAGTCTTGGGACACAGCCTTCGAGGCGAAGGAAAGCTCTAGTTTCAGCGCACGCACAACTTGGGGCGTGTTTCGTCACAAGGGCGCCATGTGCGCCATCGTTCTGGAATGTTGGTACGACAAGGTCAGCTATCCAGAGCTACGCAAGATTGCTCAAGAGGCACACGATGAGTGGGAGCCCGATGCAGTTCTGATAGAAAAGAAAGCGTCTGGGCAATCCCTGCTCCAAGATCTGCGTATGGCTGGCGTGCCAGTTTTGGCTTATTCGCCTGACCGCGACAAGGAAGCTAGAGCCCACGCATCAAGCGCACTTCTGGAAGATGGCAGAATTTATTTCCCATCTAACCGAAAATGGGCTAAAGACTTAATTGACATTTGCGCGGCTTTTCCTGCACACCCCAACGATGATGTGGTGGACACTTGTACACAGGCTTGGCTACGATTGAGAAAAGGTTGGTTTGTTGGACATAGTGAAGATCCAGATGACTTTGACGAACCAATGGAAAAACAAAGGATAACGCTCTATGGCTGATCAAAACATTGTCCCTTTCGCAGAAGGCGCTCCAGCAGATGATCTAATGGTAGAGGAGCTTGCTGATGGCGATGTTCTGATTGGAGATCCTGAACTAGATGCTATGGACGAACTCGAAGACGCCCAGTTTGACCAAAACCTTGCAGAAACAATTGATGAGCGTGAGCTAAAGCGCAAGGCGCAAGAGCTGGTTGGATTTTACGAAAATGACCGTGCAGCCAGATCTGATTGGGAGGAACGCTACAAAGATGGCTTGCGAACTCTAGATCCAGACGGCGGCATGGAGGAATCTGAGGATGAGCGCGCCACCCGTGGTTTGTCAGTCGTGGTACATCCACTAATCGCTGAAGCAGCCACACAGTTTAACGCGAAGGCAATTGCAGAGATGTATCCGTCAGGTGGCCCAGTTAAGTCGGTCATAATCGGTACGCCAGACGAAAAGCTCGAAGAGCAGGGGCGCAGAGTTCGTGAATTTATGAACTACCAGATTACGCAGGAAATGCCTGAGTATTTCCCAGATCTTGATCAGATGTTGTTTCACCTGCCGTTGATTGGCCACACGTTTAAGAAAGTTTGGTGGGACGCCAACTTAGATCGCCAGTGCAGCCAATTCGTAAAGGCCGAAGACTTTGTGGTCGCCCCAGAAAGCAAAGACCTCTACACCAGCACACGCTACACTCACGTCATTCGGATGCCGAAAAATGACTTCAATCGCTACGTCAAAAACGGATATTACCTGCCATCAAAGTATGGGGAAGGTGACGGCGTAGATCCGTCAGGCGATGTTATCGGTGAGATCGAAGGCGTTGATCAGTATGACGATAGCGAAGACAATGTAATGACACTGCTTGAAATGCACGTCTACGATTTGTTTGACGGCATTGACGGCGAGGAAATGGATGACGGCGATCCTGATGACAACGCTGTGGCCATTCCGTATGTGATTACGATTGACTACGACAGCCAAGCTGTGGTGGCCGTTCGCCGTAACTGGCATCAAGACGATGAGATGAAAAAGCGCCGTGACTGGTTTGTGAGCTACAAGTTCCTGCCGGGTCTTGGTTTCTACGGTTTTGGTCTGTACCACATGATTGGTGGATTGGGCAAAGCAGCTACTGGATCTTTGCGTGCATTGCTCGACAGTGCGGCGTTCTCAAATATGCAGGGTGGATTTAAGCTGCGTGGTCGCGTTCAAGGCGGCGATATGCAGATCAGTCCCGGTGAGTTTGTAGATCTCGACAGTACAGTTGATGACGTAAACAAGGCGATTATGCCATTGCCGTTTAAGGAGCCGTCAGGTTCGCTGTTTAATCTGCTTGGCTTTATGGTTGATGCAGGCCAGCGATTTGCGTCTACGGCAGATTTAAACATTGGTGACGTAAATCCGAATGCCCCAGTGGGCTCCACGGTTGCGTTGATTGAGCAGGGTTCCAAGGCATTTAGTGCTATTCACAAGCGCCTGCACTACGCGCAGGGTCAAGAGTTTAAACTTCTTGCGGAACTAAACTCTGAAAACCTCCCAGATGAGTTTAGATTTTCGCAGGCTGGAGCTGCGGAGATTATCTATCGCTCCGACTTTGATGATCGGATTGACATTGTCCCAGTAAGCGATCCGAATATCTTTTCAACAGCCCAGCGCATTTCACAGGCGCAAGCGGTTCTTGAAATGGCGCGATCAGCTCCGCAGCTTCACGACCTATATGAAGCCTACAAGCGGATGTATGAAGCGATCAGAATACCGAATATCGATGAGATACTGAAGAAGCCTGAAGAGGCGGTTCAGATGGACCCGATTGATGAGAACATGAGCGTGTTGTACGGCAAGCCAATTCGAGCTTTTCCAGAGCAGGATCACGATGCCCACATTGCGGTTCATATGCAGTTTATGCAAGATCCATCACTGGCAGGAAACCCCGGTGCGAAGCAAATGCAGCCTGTGTTAATCGCACATATCGCAGAGCATATTGCGTTGCTGTATCGTCAGCGTATGGAGGCAAGCATTCAGATGGAAATGCCGCCAATGCCAAACCTCAGAGATCCAGACTTTAGGTTTAACGAAGTTGATCCACAGATGGATCTTTTGATTAGCCAACGCGCAGCGCAAGTTGTGGCGGCAGCTCCACAGATGAAACAGATTGAGGCACTTGCTGGTATGGGCGGTGGTCAGGGTCAGCAGGGTAATCCATTGCAATATGCACAGGAACTTGCCAAGCTGGAGACAGAAGCACTGAAGGCGCGCACTCAGGCGCAGATCCAAGCTGATCAGGCAAAGGCTAAGTCCAGCATTGAGATCAAGCAGGCAGAGGCACGTCAGGACATGGAGATTGACGCAGCCAAGGCACAGCAAGATATGCAGGCTAAGATTGCCAAGCTGGAGGCTGACTTACAATTAGAGCGCGAGAAAAACGCAGCTAAAATACAAATGGAGATGATAAAGAATGATCCAACCATATAATCTACCTCCAGTAAATCCTGCGGCTTTTGGCGGCTTGCCAAAGGCTCCACAGGGCGGTCAACCGCCACAGGGTGGCCCACAGCCCCCAATGGATATGAACAAGTACCTTATTGATAAGGTGATGGAGATTAAGAGGCGTATGGGTGCAGGCGGTAGTGTAGGCGCGCTGGGCGCCATATCAGATGCCATGATGCAGCCCCAGCCACAGCCCCAGCCACCGCAACCAGAACAAATGAGGGCGTGATGAACAATAGCTTTATAGATCGTGTGAATGCAATTGTTCAGCAGAACCAATCGACTGACCCTGCCTACCCAGATGCAGGCATTGGCGCTTTGGAGAATGTGGCTAACAATGTCCCACGGCAGGCACAATTAATGAACCAGCCACATATGCTGGCGTACATTAATCCGCAGGAAGAGCAGGCACTTCGTGATATGGGTGGCGCAGGATTGCCCGGCCCTGATGGCATTCCTGTTTATGGCTTTTTTGATTGGGCAAGAGATACAGCAAGCAATATTGGAAGCTCTATCAGAGATACTGCCTCTAATGTTTATGATACTGTCAGCACTGCCGCTACCAATACGTTTGGGGATCAGGGTTATATTGAGAAATTTGTTGATGAAAATATTTATGATTTTGACCAAGATAACACCCCCGTTGACACAACAGTTTATGGCGCAGGTCCAGTAGAGCAAGTTACGTCAACTCCACTTCCAGATAGAGAGCCTAATGAACTGGAATTGTCTTTAACCTCTACTAAAACCTATGATCAGGCACTTTCTGAAGCACGGGCCGCAGGGCAAGAAAACTTTATGTTTATGGGTAATTACTACTCAGTACCAGATGAGGAACCAGTTGAGACAACCAATTCTGTAGTTGCCCAAGATTTTGGTCAGGTTTATGACGCATCTGGTAATAGAATTGATGCTGGCGCATTGCCTTCTGGAGAGAACAGCCTGCGCGAAACTATAGCTAATATCATTACGCCGTTTGA